ATTTGTAATGATTGGTTCAGCAGTGGTGATGTGGTCATCGCTCCTTGGTTGGTTGCTGACGATCATAAGCGCATACCTCGACTAAAAGGACGATACATGTTCGGGCATTTTGAACTGCCCGGATACCTAATGAATGCCATGGTGGCCATGCCCGAACATGGCGAGTTGCGTGGTGACAGTTTCTCAAACTTTGATCATGTGTTCACCGGACACTTTCACAAACGTCAAACACAACGGAATATTACCTATATTGGAAACTGTTTTCCACATAATTATGCCGATGCCGGGGACGATGATAGGGGCCTTACCATACTAGAGTGGGGCAAAGAGCCCGAGTATCATGCCTGGCCCGACCAACCGCGGTATCGTGTATTCAATCTCAGTGATGTGTTGCAACACACCGAGGCCATGTTGCATCCCGGCATGCACGTTAGAGTCAATTTGGACATTGATATCAGTTACGAGGAATCGACTTTTATCAAAGAAACATTTATCAAGACGTATGGGCTTAGAGAAATAACACTTATTCCCGCTAAAGAAACCACACTTACCGAATATGAAATACAGGGCAACATTGAATTTGAAAGTGTAGACCAAATTGTTTATAACCAACTCAGCAGTATAGACAGTCAACAATACGATCCAAACTTGCTATTAGATTTATACAAAAATCTATGAATGTCGAAGATATAATTGCAAATTTTAAAAAAAGATATCGGGTACTAGACTGTATTGATCTAGGCAAATTAAGCAAATCAGAATTGTACGGACGTGTGCAATCGTGCAAACAACAAACGTTCAACAACGACCAACGTGTGTTGGCGTTGGCGTGTCGAGATTTGCATAGAAAATTTGATGACTTGCCGCCCGATGCCTTGATCGAGTTTCAAAAAAATATACAACAACATGACATCCCACATCACTTTATTATTTTGATAACCGACATAGCAGATATAAAAAAAGAATTAGAATATTTAAAAGAAAAATACAGTACAGAAACAAAGCCAATCCCGTTTGTGCTTTTCCCCAATTTAGTTTATAATCAATTTAATGTTTAAAATAAAAGACTTAACTGTTCGAAATTTCATGAGCGTGGGCAATACCACGCAAGCTGTCAGCTTTGACCGCACCGATTTAACTCTTGTGTTAGGCGAGAATTTAGATCTCGGGGGCGATGACTCGGGAGCACGTAACGGTACAGGCAAAACCACCATCATCAATGCCTTGAGTTATGCACTTTACGGCAATGCTCTAACCAATATCAAGAAAGATAACTTGATCAATAAAACCAACACCAAAGGCATGTTGGTGACTATTGATTTTGAGAAAGACGGCGAAAGCTATCGTATCGAACGTGGACGCAAGCCGGGCATAATGAAGTTTTGGATTGGTGAACAAGAAAAAGAAATCACTGACGAAGCACAAGGCGACTCGCGAGAAACACAACAGGACATAGAACGCATGTTGGGCATGAGTCACGACATGTTCAAACACATTGTGGCCTTGAACACCTATACCGAGCCATTTTTGGCACTCAAGGCCAACGAACAACGCACCATAATCGAACAGTTGTTGGGCATTACTCTCTTGAGTGAAAAAGCCGAAGCACTCAAAGAACAAACCAAAGGCACACGTGATGCAATAACACAAGAAGAATTTAGAATCAAAGCAGTTATAGATGCCAATGCCCGAATACAAGAACAAATAGAAAATCTCAAACGCAGACAAACACTTTGGCAAAAGAAACACCAAGAGGATGTGGCCAAACTACAAGCCGCCTTTGATGAATTAAATGCCTTGGACATCGAAGCCGAACTAGTTGCACATCAACAACTGAGCGAGTATAACAAAAAGAAAATCGAAATTGATCGTATACGAGGCCACATCACACAAAACGAACGTGACCAAGCACGTGAAGACAAAACGTTGGCTCGTCTCAGAGCCGAAATGGCGGCACTGCAACAACATCAGTGTCCGGCTTGTGGACAAGATGTGCACGACGACAGTCATGAGCAAATGCTCGAGGACAAGCAACGGCAAATCAATGATGTTGCGCTCAATGCACTTGCTGCCCATACACAATGGTTGGAGAATAACGAAACATTGACTGCATTGGGCGACCCGGGAACACGGCCCACGGTTTACTACACCAGCGAAGCCGATGCTTTTGAACACCGAAGCAGCATGGGCAGTATCCTAGCACAACTCACTGCCAAACAAGAAGAACAGGATCCTTATAGTGAACAGATTCGTGACATGCAGGAAACGGCACTGGAAGATGTCAATTACGACTTGATGAACGAACTTGATCGCATCCGACAACATCAAGAATTTTTGTACAAACTGTTGACCAACAAAGACAGTTTTATTCGCAAACGCATCATTGATCAAAACTTGAGCTATTTGAATGCACGACTCGGGCAGTACCTAGATCGAATTGGTTTGCCACATCAGGTCAAATTCAATAATGACTTGACTGTGAGCATCACTGAACTGGGACGAGATCTAGACTTTGACAATTTGAGTCGCGGTGAACGCAATCGCTTGATCTTGAGCTTGAGTTGGAGTTTTAGAGATGTCTGGGAAAGTCTATACCAGCCCATCAATTTGTTGTTCATTGACGAGCTGATTGACTCGGGCATGGACAGTTCGGGCGTTGAAAACAGTTTGGCCATACTCAAGAAGATGAGCCGGGACGCCAACAAATCAATTTGGCTAGTGAGTCACAAAGACGAGCTGGCTGGACGTGTGCACAACACACTACACGTGGTAAAAGAAAATGGATTTACAAGTTACAACACCGACATCGATATTGTTTGATTCTGTCAGGGTTGTGCATTTAGAGCCAACAGATGTTTGTCAAGCAGCATGTGCCCTTTGTGCTCGAGAAACCGATAGTGAGTTTGACAAGAACTCACAACACTGGATCACGGTGGACAAGATAAAACACATACTGCCTCGAGAAGTTGTTGCCAAGTTGGACAAAATGTTCATGTGTGGCAATTATGGCGATCCTGCAGCCGGAGCCGAGACTCTTGAATTGTACGATTACTTTAGGGACATCAACAACAACATTGTGCTGGGCATGAACACCAATGGTGGTATTCGCGGCACCGAGTGGTGGACCAATTTGGCCAAAAGACTATGTCAACCACAGGACTATGTTGTGTTCAGCATAGACGGGCTCGAGGACACCAATCACATTTACAGACGCAATGTCAATTGGCCACGTGTCATGGCCAATGTTGCCGCATTTATCACTGCTGGAGGCAGTGCACACTGGGACATGTTGGTTTACGAGCACAATCGGCATCAAGTTGCAGATTGTGAACAACTGGCACGTAGCATGGGTTTTCGATGGTTTAGAGCCAAAGTCAGCAAACGCCCGTTGGTGGCAGGACTGGAGTATCCCGTGGGATGGGCGCGACGAGACTCACAAACCAGCATCATAGAATGTCATGCACTAAAAGAAAAAAGCCTTTACATAGATGCAAGGGGCAATATACAACCTTGCTGCTGGTTAGGCGAAAAACAAAGCAATTTTCATACAGATTTCAACAAAATACAAGCATCATGGCGCACAACACCCAATCCCGTTTGTCAAGCAACTTGTTCTGTGTCAAGTGCACAAACCAGTTTTACTTCACAATGGCAGAAAAATATTGAATTAACTCCTTAAGGCATAATTATGTTATATGCAATGGATATATCAAAACCTACCTGTCGAGGAATTACCCGAAGACTGCGTGGGATTTGTGTATCTTATTACAAATAATCTATCTGGCAAAAAGTACATAGGCAAAAAACTAGCAAAATTCGCAAAAACCACTTATCGAACAGTAAAACTCAAAAACGGCACGAAGAAGAAAAAGAAGATTAGAAGCAAAATCGACTCTGACTGGCGCGAATATTATGGCTCAAACGACGAACTAAAAAAAGACGTACTAACTCATGGCACCGAAAACTTTACCAGAGAAATACTCTATTATTGCAAGAGCAAGGCTGAATGTAGTTACATTGAAGCACGTGAACA